CAGCTCGTGGTGGGGTATCACCTTTAGTATCATTAACAGAACAACAAAGATTGGCTATAGTAGCAAAGATTCTTAATACTATTGAGAAATATAGAGCAAATACAACTACTAATCTATGGAAACATGGACAATCAGGAATATTTGAGCATGAAGGAGAATTTCTTCCAGCTAATTGGTATGGTGCACAGCATCCATTTGAGTTTGAATTTGTAGTAAATGGGGATGAATTAGGTATACATAAAATGTTTGATAATTTAAAAATCATCTCAAATAAAGTACAACCTGCCTCATTTGAATTTCAGATAGTAGGAGATGCTTACGAATTTACTTCTAATAATGGGGAAATTGTAAAAGATACTACTTTTCCATTTGCTGATAAATATAAGTTAATGAATGCATTACAAGTAGAGTATGCAAAGACTAAAGAAAAAAGATTACTCATGCATCAACCAGCAATTAATGTGGATGTTGTGGGACTAAGAAAAGGTAATGTTTATTATAAAGAAGATATGTGGGAAATTCAAATACAACCTATTAAGGTTAAAAAAGTATCTACCGGAAATATAACAGAGACAAGAATCAGAGATAAGTATTGCATTGTAAAAGTACAATATACTGGAGATCAGTTAGCTATTATAACAGCATTACAGACTTTATATACATTAAGTTACTCATAAATAAATTAAATAAATATGGCAGATGCATTAACATCAGATCCTAAACAGCAACAATATACACCATTTAAAGCTTCCGATATATTAAGTATCGGAAGTATATTTGGTGATAACACAGCTGGTGGAGGAAAAAGAACTTCTCTTGTAGATGGAATTATTAATTCTGGAGTATCTGGAGCAATGGCTTATGAACAAAATAACATTAAAGGTGCTACTCCATTTCAGAAAGGTTTAAATAAAAACGCAGCAATCTTTAGTGGAATTACTGGAGCTATTGGTGCTATACCTGGAGGTGCTTTATTTTCAGGAGCACTAGAAGGAGCTAATTTAATAGCTGGAAAACTAGCTAAGAATGCAAATAGAATTGGAATAGGATCTACTGTAGGAACTTCCTCTGGATATTCAGGAACAGCTTCTGGAATAGGAGAACAAGCTAGTAATATCTCAGCTTATAATAATGCTGGAGGAACTAAGTTATTTGGTAATAATAGATCAATTTTAAATGATTGGACTAAGAAATTAAAAGGATTTCAAAGTACAGCTACTAAAATAGTACAAAATTCTAAAAGACAAATGGCTGCTTTACCAGGAGCTGCTCAAAATCAAGCCATGCAGAATGAGATTACATTTCAAAATCTCCCAGAAGTTCCAGTAGGTAAATCTGGTTTAAAAATAAATACAACATTCCTAAAAGAATTCAAAACATTTAAAGCTGGTGGAAAGATAGATGAGCCTAAAAATGTAATAGTAGATGGTAAACTCCATAAAGAATTAAATCACATGGAGGATGTGACTGGTACTGAAATTACTAGAAAAGGAATTCCTGTTTTAGAAATGGAAAAGGGAGGAGAATTAGGAGAACAGACTGCAGAACTTGAACGTGATGAGATTATTTTTCATCTACAATTAACTAAGACTTTAGAAGAATTAGAAAAAGAAAATACAGATGAATCTATGATTCAAGCTGGTAAGATTCTTGCAAAAGAAATACTTAAAAACACTAAAGATTCTAAATCTAAACTTTTAAAAACTATACAATGATCAACATAGAAATAAATGGTAAGATTTATAAAGTAGAATTGGCCCAAACTGAAGAAGAAAAAGAACAGGGACTGATGGGAGTAACAGAACTTTCGGATAATGAGGGGATGTTATTTTGTTATGATGAACCTCAACAAGTAAGTTTTTGGATGAAAGACACTCCACTAACTTTAGATATAATTTTTATCAATGAGTATGGAGAAGTGTTATCAGTACAAGAAGGGAGACCAAATGATGAGACTCCAATCACAGAGAACAACGTATGCTATGTATTGGAATTAAATGCCGGATCTGGTGTGTCTCAAGCAGATGACGTAGATCTATCGGAATTAGATGAGGATTACCCAGACGAAGAAGAGGAAGAAGTAGCAGAGGAGTCCCCTAATAAGATGCATGTACTCTCTGAAACTGGAGAATCTCAGATGGAATTAAATGGTGGAGAAAGAATTTTTTCTAGAATACATACTAGAAAATTAATCTCACTAGCTAAAAAAGCGTCTAAATCTAAAAGTGATGCTGATTATAAGAAATTAGGTAAAAAAGTTTTTGAGTATATTGACAAACAAAATACGCAGAAACAAGAATTTACTCAGGTATAAAAAAAGCAGGAGACTTTACTCCTGCTTGCTTTGAGATATTTAAATGGATTAAAGAGAGTCTATTAAGACATACCTACTTTCTGTTTTGTGAACTCAAAGTTTATACTACAAATATAAGTATAATTTCCAGATTTTACTCTGAAAGTTTTATTTATTTACTATTGTACTTTACCAAAAATTTGAGTACTTTTGGCATCGTATATATACAAAAGAATGTTTAATTAAACTATTAAGTACTATGAAATTCAAAATCAAGTCCTTCCAAGAAGGTGGGCCAGTGGCCCCAGAAGCAGCTCCAGCCGCACCACAAGGTGGAGCCCCAGAACAAGGTGGCGCACCTGCTGAAGGTGGGGGCCAAGATCCTTTAATGCAGATTGCTGAGATGTTTTCTCAAGCATTACAATCACAAGATTGTGCAGCATTATCTCAAGGAGCCCAAATGTTTCTACAATTAATTGCTCAAGCACAAGGCGGAGCAGGTGGAGCACAAGGCGGAGCACCTGCAGAACAGCCTGGTCAACCAGTCTTTAAAAAAGGTGGTAAATTTGAAAAAATTCAAATGAAAGGCAGAAAACCTGTTGAAAAAGAGGAAGCCATTATGGATAAAAAAGGTGGTAAGATGAGCAAAAAATGCTAATTATTAAAACTATGAAAGAGAGCAGGGAAATATCTCTGCTTTTTTTCTATTAAATTACTTTTACTATGGGACAAATACCAAAAATAATATATGCTCAATCCGGTACTAAACTTACATTCAATGTTAATGGAACAGATGTGGCTTTAGATAAAGAAGCCGTTGAAGCAGCTGGTGCACAAAGTTTTGATGAATTGGTTAAATCAGGAGAATTAAATGATAGAGATCGTACTGCTTTTATGAAGACAGTAGGAGATTTTTCTAATCAAGCACAACAAGGGAAATATAAATTAAATACAGCAGGACCATCTTCTCTCATATCTATGAATTATGAAGGCCCTACTAATCAAGCTGGTTTAGGTAAAACTGAATCAGGAGAAGTGGCCGAACGTACAGGTGTTGGTAGATTTTTGTCTAAAAGACTAAAGCCTACTGAAGCTAGTCATATGGCTAGACTCAATACTATTTTAGGAACTAAAATAGGGGCTATGGCATTGGATGCACAAGCTAAGGAAGATGCTAATAAAGCCTCTTTAAAAGTAAAAACTGATGCAGAAATCAAGGCTAAAGCTGATGCAGAAGCATTAAGTTTTGCAGGAAAACCTCAACAATTTGCTGAATATTTAAATACTAAATTAGGAGGAGCACATAATGCAGAAGTAATTGCAGCAATGTCTTCTGATGAAAAACTAAGACACGCAAGAGAATACTTTGAGAAGACTTATCCAGAAGTTAAAAAATATGGAAAGAGTAAAGATATTGATTTTTCAGAATTAGAAAAACGAAAAAAAGATGGAGCATTTGATTATAGTCCAGATTTTTTCTCTGATTTCTATGGCAGATTATATGAAGATAGCGGAAGAAAACAGATGCAAGATTTCTTTGGTACTACTCCTGTGCAAAAAGAAGAGATAGAAAAAAATGCTTTACAAAAAGCTAGTGCTGAGGCAGATCAAAATGCTTTAGCAGTTAATCCTAATTATCATGCTATAGGTGAAGATCTTGTAAGTAAATCACCACGTATTAATATAGGTGGTAATAATTATCACGCTGTATTAACAAAAGATCCTAAAACAGGAAAACAGTCTCTTGAGTATGTTAGTCTTCCTGATAATTTAGCAAGTTCAGCTCCTGATGCTATGCACACAGAATTGAAAACTGCAAAACGTATTAAAACAGTGCCTGGAGCTAATGGAGAGATTCTATTGAATGTAGATGGTAAATTATTTCATTTACCAAAAATTGGAGAAAATATAACTCCTAGAGCAGTTGAAACTCCCTCAGGCAAAAGTCCTGTTAAAACTGATATATCTAGTTTAATTTCTGGCCTAAAAGGCATTCCTTTAAATCCAGCTAATGCTAATAAAACGCGTATGCGTACTGTTAGTCATACTTCTGTAGATGATCCTATTAATGCTTTAATACATAGAGCAGCGGGTTTTAAAGAAGGTGGTATAGTATCTTTACAAGATGGAGGAAGTTTTGATGCAAATATTCAGAAGAGATTAGCCGAAGAGGATGCATATGAAGCCAGTGTGGCACAAAAAAATACACAAACTCCTGTTGAAACTCCTACTGAAACTACTACAACCCCTGCTATTAAAGGAAAAGTATTACAAGGAAAAGGAGCTCCAACGATTAAAGATATATATGGTGCAGCCACAGATGATAACATTGAATTATCAGAAGCTGATAAATTAGATGCAGGTGCTTTGGCAAGCGACTTTGCAGGACTTATTATAGGTCTTACAGCAGGTGGTGTTGGTGGTTCTGTAGTATCTTCTGGTTTAGGTTTAGCCTCTACTATAGCTACTGCAAAAGCTGACTATTTAAGAGACGGAACATTTGGTATGGATGACTTATTAAAAACAAGTTTATCTTTAACAGCAGATGCTGCTACATTATTTCCATACTTAGGAGAAGGGGCTCAATCTTTAAAAATAGTACAACATATTCCTAAAATTGCTAAACTACTAAAATATGCTGGATATGCAGGAATGGGTACTGGAGCATTAATCTTAGCAGATAAACTTAGATCAGGTGAAAAATCTATCACTGATTTAGATACCAATGATTTAAAATTAATTATTGGAGGTTTAAGAATGGCTTCAGCTGGAACTAGTATGGGTAAGACCGTACGAAGACAACCTGTAGAAGAATTTGAGGGGCGTGTTATAAATCCAGAGGGACAAGAAATTCCAGCTACATTCAAAAGAGCTGGTGAAACGTTTGTTCCAAAAGATGAAGCTTTAAAAGATTATAAAGCTGTTATGGAAAAAACTAAATTTGGTTTAGGTAAATCTAGAATTGCAGGAAGTGCTCAAACTGAAGTAACAGTGACTCCAGAAGAAACCACTGCTTCTTCTTTCTTAGGACGTAGAGCCATGGAAAGAAGAAATACAATGAGATTTGGTTTAAATAAAGAAAGTAAGGCTCAAGAAATTGAAACTTTAATAGCCTCTAATAAAGCCAAAGATTTTGAAACAGCTACTGCTAGAAAAGCAGCTAGTGTAGAGACGGATAAATTAAAGAGAACTCCAGGAAGTCCTATGCCTACTGGACAAGCAGAAGGTCCTTTAAAAGCTACTGATGTAACTACTGCTACAAAAATTCCATCTGTACCAACTAGAACTCCTTCTAATAAAATGAGTCAACCTACACCAAAGAAAAATGCTCCTGCTCCTACAAGAGAAGAAGTTTTACAGGAAGCATCACAAAGTACTCTATCTCCTAAAATACAAGAGATTTTAAACAGAGTATCTACTCCAGTAACTACAACATCTACATTAAATAGAGCCACTATTAAAGTACCTAGAAGAGGTACTATCGGTAAAAAAGAGTTAGCATCTGCTAAACAATCTGAAAAAGAAACAGTAAAAATACATAAAGAAGAGGCTAAGAGTATTAAAAACAAAACATTATCTTCAAAACGACAAGATTCTACTTTATCTTCTATTAATAAAAAATATCGTGCTGGAGGAATTTTATTTGGATCTAATGGATTAATAGCACCTAAATATTCGATGCCTTATGATCCAGAATCAAATGATAATCCAGAATGGCTTACTGATGCTATGAATAAAATGAAATATGTGGCACCAATACGTGATATAGATTCTTCTTTAAATAACAAATTAATGCCTAATAGTTTTAATAGACTTAAAGTAAGTAAAGGTATTGGAAATCAAAGTCCTGGTGTAGCATTGTCTCAAGGATCTAAAGGAGGTTTAGGTAATCTAAAATTAAATTTAAATAATAAATCAGCTTTACAAGCAGGAGAATTTGCTAGAGTATTGGCTCTAAATAGAGGTATAGATCAGAGGGATACTAGAATAGAAGCCCCAATGGTAACTGCCCCCGCAGAAGTTCCAATATCAGTTAGAGGTGATATGTTAACAGAGGCTGCTTTTGAACAACAAGCTAATAGAATAAGAAGTTCTGCATCTCCTACTTCAGATGCTACTAGAAATGCCCTAATAAGACATAGTTTAGAAGAACAGGCTGGCCAAAAAGAAGCACAAGGTATAGCCGCAGATGCACAAGCAAGACAAACTTCTGCTGGAAGATCTATGGAAAATCAGTTAAGAAATGCAGAAGTGAGAGGAAAAGTAGCTGATCAAAATACTTCTAATTTATCTCAAGCAATTCAAGGACAAAGAATGGCAGAAAATCAAAAAAGAGACGAAAAAATTGCTAACTTTGATACTTTAGCAGCATCACAAATCTCGGATAAAAAACAAGAGATGTACCAAAAAGAAGGTATGATTAAAAAGATGCGATTAGATCAGCTGCAGAGAACATTAGATCAATCCCCAGAATTTAAAGGCTTACAACAACAATATTGGCAAGAAAGTTTAAAAGGACAAATATCTCCTGAAACTGAGGCTAGATATCAAAAATATCAAGATGCTCTTAATAGAGGAACTAGTCAAGTATATGGATTGCCAATTGCAAAATCTGGAGGTTCTATAAATAATGAAACTGCTAAATACGAGATGGAAATGTATAAAGAGAGAAAAAAAGATAATAAAGAAATTACTCAAACTTCTAATCGTTGGAAAGAAAAAGTTTCTGATAAAAGACAGGACATAACAGTTAAAGCATCAAAAGAATTAACAGACTTCATTACTAAAATTTTGAAATAAATGAAAATAAACATAAAAAAATTGCAAGCAGGGGGCCTATTAACATATAGGCCCACTCCTTCTTTACCTCAGCAAGAAGTTGCTCCAACTCCTCCAGTAGAAGCTCCTATTAGTGATGATTTATTGGATAAATTAGTTGGAGGAGGAATAACTAATGATGTTAAGGCTTATGTTAGTGAAATAACTAATAAATATAATGCTTATTCTTCTATGCCGGATGCTATAAGAAATTCTACTATGGGGCGTAATATCAGACAAAGTTTAAAAGGAGATCGTGGAGTTCTTAATGAAATGCTTAGATCTAAAAAATATTTTGACGATACTATAGAAACAAAAAAGAAAGCAATGTCAGAATATGCTGTAAAGGATGGACAAGTGTTAGTTAAGGATAATGATAATAATTTATCTAGTATTAGTTTAGCACAATATTCTCAAAATTTACAAAGCGAAGAGCCTAAATATAAAGCAATTACTAATGATGAAGTTAGAATAGCACGTGAAACAGATCCTAGATTTGTTGGCAATAACTCACTTATAGATGTATTAACTCATGCTACTTCTACAGATGAAGTTACTGAAAGAGTTAGAAAAGTATTAACTGATTTAGGCAGTTTCACTAAAGGACAAACAGATGTTTCATATGAGCAACAACAAGTTGCAGATGGAGCAAATGCTGCTTTAAACAAAGGACTATCATATGTTAAAACTTCTGAGGGAGAGTACAAACAATCCAATGCAGAGAATTTAAAAAGAGCAGGCATGGCTATGTGGGCTAATTTAGATCCTGATTCTAAAGATCTTTTAAGATTAAAAGTAGTTCATACAAATCTATATAAACCTGAACAAATTGAATCTGCTGCAATGGGTTTAGCATTATCTTTACTACATCCTGCAGAAAGAGAAATAGATAGAACTAATGAAGGAGAAGGTAAACCGTCAACAGGTAAAATTGGTGGTGCTGGATCAGCTAATAAAGCAGTTCTTGGTTATTGGAAAGCCTCTGTAACAGGAGAAGGAATTCCAGAAGATATTACCGTATTAAACGGTGATAGTAATAAAGTGGTAATGAAAGGTTGGACAATGAGTCCAATGGAGAGTGATAAAAAAATGTTAAAAGGCCCTACTAGTATTGATAAGATTCCTGAATTAGGAAGTATTGGAGAAATGAGTAGTGTTTATTTTGGTGATCAAAAAGTTGAATCTAATGCATTTGATTCTATTATTTATGATAATACAAAACCTGCTATAGTTATGATGCCTTTTAAAGAAGAACAAGATGGTAGTATCAAACCTGATTTAGAAAGAGCTAGTGACCTAGAAGAAGCACAACAAATTATCAAAAAAGAACATATTACATCTCCAGAAATTAAAAAAGATATTTATAGACAACATAATTTTAATAGTTTTGATAGTAAGGGAGAACCTACACAAGATGTAGAAGTAAGACCATTCTTTACCTTCTCTGCTTTTTCAAATACTAATGCTATTAAAGGAGATTCTAAATGGTTTAGTCCAAGAGATGATAGATATGATTGGTATAAAAAACAATTTGAAGAAGGCCCTAAAAAGGCTGTTACTTCACCTTATTTTGATACTTCAGTAACCAGTTTATGGGCAAAACCTGATGTATTAAAAGGCATGGTTTATATACCAGTAAGAAAAGGAGCTGCATTCCTCTCAAATTATGCAGATCAAACAGAAGTCAAATTGCCAACAGAATTTGAAGAAAATTCAGCATATGCAGGAAGCAAAAGAGCTGCTCCTGAATTCAGACAATTAGATAAAAAAACAAACTTAAGTTCAAGCGCATTATAATATGGAAAATACTAAAGATACCAATGATTGGGTAGTAGCCAATTTATCATTACCAGGAGCCCCAATAGAAGAATTTAAACAGAATAATATAACTCCAGAAAATACAACTTTAAAAGACAAAGATTTTTATAAGGGAACTAAAACTATACAAGAAAACTTTACTAATCCTGAGAATGGAAAATTTGATGAAGATAAATATGATCAATTCTATAATTCTATGTTATATACTTATAATGAGTATGCTAAACAGGATACTTTAGAAAAAACAGGTAAAGATTTTGAGTATGCTCCCTTTGATATATTTGCTCCTCAGAATGCTAAGAGAGTACAGGATTTATATAAAATTGAAAAAGTAAGAAATCCTTTTAAAACTAAAGTTGGTATCGAGGATTTTAATTATAGAAGTAAACCAGAATTATCTTTAGAGGAAATTGCACAAGATAATACTGTAAGAGATCATCTTACAGGAAAAGCTCTTGATTGGACACCTAATGATGATAGTGCTACAGGAATTTTTGATTTCTTAAAAAGGCCTACTTTAGTAGTTGGACAATATGATGAAGACGGTGAACACTATGATGAATTTGAAGGAAGAAAAATAAAACATAAAAAAGGTGATTATAAACTAGATGAAGAAGGTAAACCATTTTTTGAGACACTTGGAGATAGAGAAGTTTATAATAGAGAAGTATTAAATTGGTCAGATACTCTTACTAAAGAAGGCACTTGGTTAAACAAGTATGATTTTATGGATTCAGATGGTTTGGATAAATCTCATATTGGAGCTGTTATGAAAATGGCTTCAAAAGTAGCTCCTTTATTTATACCGGGAGTCGGAGAAGTTTATGCAGCCGGAATTCTGGGTGTAGATCTTATGAATGTAATTCCTATATTATTAAAAGCAGGAATTGGTTCTATTATTGGAGATGCTGATACAGATAAAAGTTACTGGAAAACATTAAGTAAAGTACAAGGAGTTGGTAAAGTCCTCTCTGCTAATTCAGTATCAGATTATGCTAAAAGCAGTACATTTTCATTTGAGAATGTGAGTTCTATGTTGGGTGATGTATTTACTCAATTATATACACAGAGAGCTATAGCCTCCATTCCTAAATACATAGGAATGAATAAAGCAAGTGTTGCACCATTAACTAAAGTTGCTGAAAATTTTGATGATGCTACAATAGCAAAAATTTTTGAAGGTTCTTTAACAACAGGTGAACGTCATATGATACTTGAAAAAGTACCAGAAGCGGCTAATTATATTGATAGGGCTATTAAATCTGCAAAATTGTCAAGAGCTTTAGCTACTACATATATGTCAGCTACTTCAGCTGCTGGTGTGGCAGATCAAGCAAAAGCTATTGGATTAGATGAGAGAGATACTGGTCTTTTATATTTAGGAACTTCTTTAGGTTTCTTTGGTATGATGACTTCACTTCCTATTGGAGAATGGGCTTTAAAAGGAATAGGTCTTGAAGAAACTGGTGTTCTGGTAAATAGAGGAATTAAAGATGCTGCTCAGCCTTTTATTGAAGATCTAAAAAGATTGGGTGCTACTGTCGCTAAAACTCCAAGAGATTATCAAGGAATTTTTAAAATTGGAAAAAGTATTGGACAAGCAGTAGGTAAAAAATTAAGCCATGTAGATGGTTATATAGGAGCTATGGCTTCAGAAGGTACGGAAGAAGTGACTGAACAAGTCATGCAAGATTCTATCACAAATATATACAATGGATTGTCTTCTTTAGGATTGACTTCTTCTAAGGATCCTAATAAACAATTTAGTTACGGAAGTGCTTCTGATATAGCAGCAAATTATGCCATGAATTTCTTCGGTGGTGTAGCTGGTGGAGCTATGTTTAGATTTCATGATCAAATGTCTAATTTAGGTAGAGAAAATGATGAGTCTACAAAAGATATATACTGGTTAATTAGAAATGGATATAAAGATAAATTAGATGCTGCTACTAGTAAATTAATGGAGAAAGGCTATTTTGGTAGTACTACTTTAACAGCAGAACAAGTAGATATTGATTTACCAGGAGCTGGTAGAAAAACTGTAATGAGACCTAAGGGAGCTAATGATTTATCTCAAAATGAAGTAATTGGTAAAACCCTGTTAGGTTTATTTAATAATGTACAAAATCAAATATTTCAAGAAGGAGTAAAATCAGATAGTGAATTGACTAGAATACTGGATACTAGATATGATTTAGTAGTAAAGGATTTAAAAGTAAATAGTTCTCTGTATGAAGATCATACGAATTTAGTAAATGATATATTAGGTTTAAACAATGATATTGCTAAAGCTCTAGCAGTTCCTACAGAAGTAGGGGCTTCAGATGCATCAGTTTTGGCTACCGCTGAAGCTGTTAAAGCTATGCAAGTAAAGCTTGGAGAAAAGAGAGAGGCTTTAAGACTAATTACTTCTGGCGAAGCGTTCCCAGCTTATCAAAGTCAAGCTTTATTTAATATGAGTGAAGTATTGAATGGTGCTTTTGGCAACACTTCAGTAGATGATTTGTCGTGGAATAAATATAAAAAACACTATAAATCATTAACAGAGGAAGAGAAAAAAGAGATTGATGAAGACTATGTAGCTTGGAAAGCCACAAATAAAAAAGATATGCTAAAAGCTGGTTATAAAACTTTTACTTATCTAAATGAAAAATTTTCTCCAGTATTAGCAGAATTAGCTAAATATGCTGAACAAAGAAAAGGACATTATACTTTAGTTGATGCTTTAGGTACTAAAAATAGATTTAATTTATCAACAAGTACTTTAGATGAGATTAGTAAAGCTAAAAATTATCTAGGTAAAACTCTCACAGTAAGTGAGGCATTAAATGATGCTATTAATGGAAAGAAGGATGTTAATTCTATTTTAAAAGCAGTAGATGATATCATGAATTTTGTTAGTAACCCTAGTATTGATAAATTTGATCAAAATTTCACTAGTGAGATGAGGGGTGTATTTGATTCTCTAACTTTAAATGATATGATTGGAGAAAATGCTTCTTTATTTGATACATTAGCAGATGATAATTATTTTAATGAAGAAGGATTGCCTGGAACTTCTTATGATATGATGTCTATAGATGACCTATTAAATGAGAACCTTACAAGTGTATTTGCTAAATTAGAGGAGGCAAAATTGCATAATAAAGATAATAAAGGGGCTTTAGATACGATCACTAAAATCTCATCTTATATACTAAGTAATCCTAATGTTAATTTAATCAATAATAAAAAAGTAGAATTTGAACAATTGACTAATGGTAGAACTATTAATACTTTAAATGAACTTTTAGATAAATTTGATTTTTTACAGAATGGCACAAAATCTACTATAACACAATTACTTACAAATGAATTTGATGCTTTAGGTAAAGTAAATGATATTACTGATTATCAAATTTATAATCCTAATACCATAGAGAATCTTGAAAATGCTAAAGTTTTATTGGAACGTTTACAAGCATTAGTAATTGCTTCTACAGAATACAATTATAAAAAACATGGTATTTCTGGTTATAATACAGTACTCAACAACACTTTTCCAGATATGGAATTAGGAGTAATTACCCAAGAACAAGCTACACCATTACTTAAAGAAATTCAACAAGTTAATGCGAAAATTGAGTTATTTTTAACATTATCTTCTTTTAATAGAGAGAGTAAAATAAAAAATAACATTGCTGCAGGAGTAAACATGGAGACTGTTTTCTTTGGACATTTACAAGACGGTCCTTTTAGAGATTATCTAAATAATATTAGAATTGAAGATGAGGATTTTGTTACAGAAGATATGTCTAGATCCATAGAGGATGCTAAAGTAATGAAAAAAGCTTCTGAAATTAAGACTAGTCAAGAAGGTTCATTACCTTCTTCTAATGAAGAAGTATTTCAATTTGAATCAGAACGATTAAAAATCAATAAATTATTTTTTGAGAGAGTTAGGGAACTTACTAATAAATATGGCGAAGATAAAATACATGAAAAATTATTTAATAATCCCGCAATTAAAGCTTTATTTCCTATAGATCAAATGAGTCAAGCTACTCCTACTAATTTTAATAGTACAACTACTCATGTTCAACCATTGGATTTATTCATATGGTGGAATACCATGATTACAGTAGATCCTGCTAAATTTTATGCAGAATTAAGAGGAAATGAAACAGAACCTGGTAAATATGATGGTTTAGAAACTAGTAAGTTTGTACCATTCTATGCACAAGAATATGCTGCTAAAATTATATTAAGTGCTCTGGATAATCAAAGTTGGATTAACAAATCTCTTAATTATTTAGGAGGAGTTGATATAGATGGTGCTCCTATAACTGGAACATTCATGGAAAAATTACATGAAACTTTTAAAAATTTTATATTAGTTGATGGTGTTCCCGGAGCTGGTAAATCTTCTGCTGTAGGTTATACTGTAGCTAAGATATTAAAAAGAAGAGGAAGTGCTTTCTGGACAGCTGGTGCTTATGATACACAAGCTAAACAATTAGAAGAATTATTGGAGAATCCTGATGGAAATGTGTCTTTTGATAAAACTAAATTATTAGCACAATTTTTTAGTCCAGAAGCTATTATAGAAATAAATAATTCTAATACAACTTGTTTAAAAGCAAAAACTACAATAGAAATAGATGCTGCATTAGCTGGGAATAAATTAATGTCAGTTAATAGAGTTATTGTAAAACAAGCTGGCAGAGAATATGATAAAATTAAATTAGGAGAAATCAAATCTGAAGCATTTTTAGATGTAAATAAAAGTAAATTACCTGCTGCTATCTTTATAGATGAAATTACACATTTTTCTATGATTGAACTGGAAGCATTAAGACAAGCATTTATACGTTTAGGAAATTCTGCTCCTTTAATAATAGGATTAGGAGATTCATTACAAAATGGATTTAGAATTGTAACAGAAGATCATAATATAAATATGTTTCGTACTTGGAATACTCCTAAATTATCAGCATCTCTTAGAACTTCTAATGATATAAAAAATCATAATCTTATAAATATAAGAGCCAGATACGGACTCATTACTAATGAGTATAATAAAGTTTATAATGAACAAAGTCTAGAATATGCAGCTGTTAAAGCTAACATACAAAGTTTACATAATCCAGATGATGAATCTACTTGGTTTAAACTGGGTTATCACGTTAATGCTGATAATAATATTTTTGGAGAAAAAGTATCAACTAGTAATGATGCTTCTAAAGATTTAATTAATCTTTTAAACACAACTACAGAAACTATTGGTTATATTACTGATAATAACACTTCTAGTAATGAAATTTTAAACGGATTAACGCCATCTCAAAAAAGCAGACTTGATATAAAAGATGTTAATACTGTACAAGGACTTGAATATGATCACGTTATAATTGATGTGAATTGGAATGAACTCTCAAAAGATTCTCATTTTAGTCCCCTAAATTTTATTTCGAATATATACACATTAACTACTAGATCTAAAGTTGGAAGTGTTATAGTAGATAGGGGATTTAGTAATAATGATTATTTAGTAGTTAAATCTCAAAAACTTAACCAAGTAATTGATGTTAAATTGGATCCTAAATTATTAACAAAATATAAAGAAGAGAGAGTAGCAAATATTTCTAAATTAGCTAATATCTATGATGCACCAATTGATCCTGGGGTATCTACAAAACCTGTGGCTACTTATACTGAACCTCCTTTATTACCTGTATCTGTTACTGAAAGTTTTGCCTCTGAAATTCTAAGACAGGATGAAGAAGCTTTAGCAGCAGAAGCTGGTAATAAAACTGATAATAGACAAGAAATTGCTTTAAATCTTGCACAGAAAAATACTCATTTAATGACTTATCCTTATTATGAGAGAATAGGAGTTCCTGGAGAAGATGCATTGATATTTGGTTTAGAAGCTGATGAAAAACCTGATTTAAAATTTTTAATGGATATTAAAAATGCAGTATTTTATGGAGCAGGAAAAGAAAAAATATTAGAAATTTTAAATAATAAAGGAATTGATAATATTGATAAATTAAATGTTGTAGTTAGAGCTTCAAGATACAATCCTAATACTGATGTAGACAACTCATTATTACGTACAGGAAAGAGGGATCCTGATAAAGAACTAACTAATAAAGATGCATTTGTTAGAACTGCTCTTAGAATCGAACGTTCTGATAATACTGGTAAATTAAAACCTATTTATATTACATTAGGAGTATTTGCTTCAGCTAAAAGTACTTCAAAATATGATTATAAAAATAAAACAGATTTATCCAAAACTCTTAAAACATTTTTAGACAAAGTAGAAATAGGTTTAAAAACAGCCCCTAGTATTGATTTAAGTATTGATCATTCAAACCCTTTTGAGTTATTAAAGTATACTACTAACATACAGTTAGATTATCTAGATAAACCAATTAGTTTTAAAGATTTTAAATCAGACTTAGACAGAACAGCTGTTATTTCTCCTATTTATATTTTCACAGGACATAATAGTTCTGTAGCAGGAAGTCCTTCTCAAAATCAACGTTTGAATGAGTGGATAAAAAAAGGAAATAACTCAGCTAAAGAAAGATCATTAGCAGGAAGAGCAGTAACATTTGTTTCTTTTGACAATAAATTAAAAGCTAGTGAACTGGCTGATAAATTTGCAGAAGAAATTATGACTAATAGTTCTAATCCTAGAGTTAAAGCAGTAATGCTAAATTCTACTGGAACAGATCCTAAAGTATGGTTTGAAAATGCTTGGAATACATTAGCTGATGCTAAAAAAGCAAAGGTAGAGAGAGTAGCTATGGGGACATTAGCTTCTCAACATATGGCTACTTTTATGGCAAGTACTATTAAGATGATGGCTGAATCTCCTAAGTATACTGGAAAAACTATTGGCATCAAAAATATTGCTAAAGCTATAATTGAACGTTTAGGGCCAGGTGAGAAAAACATGAATATTCTAGAAATAGATAGGAATGAAGCAGAAGCTTTTAGATGTAAAGTTAAAGCTTATACTGACGATAAAATTAAAAATCCAGAAGAATATTTAGCTTCAGCTACTGCTGGATTCTTAAAATTAAAACCTAATCAAAGAATATCTGCTTTTAATTTTAACCATACTTATAGACTTTTAGTCGGAATGGGTATTGCTATGAATGGAGGTATTCATGCAGAAAGTGCTGATGTGAAACATTATTTTGAACCTATTTCTAAATACACAACAGAATATGGAGATTTCTTAGAAGAATTTTATGGGTTACTTAGAAAAGAATTTAAATATGGAATATTTTCTCATCCTTCTTATAATATTAGAGGAAAACGTGCTAATCCAGATTATGCACAATTAGTGGAAAATGAAGAAGATGATTTTGAAGTAACAGCGAGAGCTACACTTCCTAACTCTTTATTAGATTTAAAACTAATAATGACTGGTCCAGAAGCACTTAGTAAAGAGCAAATAGAGAAAACTAGTAACTTAAATAGTATTGCTGATTATATAAGTTTAAAACAAAATACTATTTCCACATATGTCATAGATGATTTTATTAGAGGATCTGATATGTTTAGTAAACAATTTGAGGATGGAAAAGAAACATCACTCTCAGCTGTTATGTCTAATATAGATGCTCTATATGATACATTATCAAAATCTGTATATACTACAGAACGTATGTATGAGGGTATACGTAATTTACAATGGACTAATACTGAGGTCTCTAAAGAAGATGCTGTTAATCTAGAGAATAAAATTGAGAATAAGGGCAATGGTTCTTTTGTAATTACAGGAAATAATGGTAAATTTGACTTCGAAATAAAATATAATATGAATGAAACAATCGAAGAAAATAAAATGAAAATATCAACTAATGAAAGACCTATTCCTTTAGAAGAAGTTAGTGCACTTATACAAAAAACTACTGATTTAGTAAATAAATTTAAAATGCAATATTCAGATATTATTCCTGAAGATATATTTGCAAGTGTACTAAATGCTTTATCAACAGGAACAAGAGAAATAGCACCAGGAAGTGCGATGCAGATGGCATTTGCACAATTATCTGCACAAGCTCTTACATTGGGTGATGAAGCATTACTAAAAACTTTACATGATTACACTAATACAAAAGACATCAATACTTGTAACTAATGAGAAATAACTGCGGTTTAATATCAACAAACGCGTCCATCGAACTGATGGGCGTGTTTAATAATTTTATAAAAACACTCTATAAAAAAGGAGAAAAAGATAACTATGCAAGATTAGAGGATAAAATTGCAGAATATCTATATGACAAACATAGAAAAGATGACAAAAATAATGCTCTAACTCCTGAGGAAAGTCATTTTATTGAACAACAGTTTATTTTATACACAGCTGCTGTTAAACCTATTCTAACTAAAAGTAGAGTAGATACTGCATTTGCAAAAAAAATATGGGGAGATGCTACAGTTGTTAAGCCTATAGAATTGTTTCTTGCAGATGTGCAAAAAGCACTGATTGAGGGAAGTGATACTACATTAACAGAAAAAGTAAAAAATCTATATGAAATTTCTCCAGAAGAAACTACTTTAGTACCTGCACCAAAAGTAGATTTAATAGCAACACCTCCTTTAGAAAGTGAAACTAAAATTGAAAAAATTACAAATGTTAGTAACAAAGTTGAATTAAAAGAAGCATTTGCTAATGCAAATACGGCTTACTTAGCATTAGAAAGACGTGTATCTAATCATATAGTTAGGAATTATCTTATAAATCAAGAAACAAATGTTTATAATGCATCTAGTGATGCTGTAGATAAATCAGTTAAAGCAAACAAAGTTAGAATTTATAGAGAATTGCTTAGAAATTTTGCACAAAAAGGTCTGGTCTTTTCTGAAAATGAAAAAGAATATTATGTAAAAGGTAGAATAAATCCTAATGTAAAAAATGTTCTAGATAGAATTGCAAATCACTACGATAAATTTAATGGTAGTGGAGTTACTAATGTAATGTTAGAGGAATGGACACAAACTAATTTAGGAGAGATTTCTGATTACATTAATTTTGTAATTATGTCCAATTTTGATAATCTATTATTATCATATGGTAAAGGAATATTTAAAATTTCAGATAGTTATTTAAATTCTACTAATGAGAAATACGATGAACCTAAATATGTCTTAGACATTGAGAGTAATATAAATGACAGTATTTTTCAAACTGGGGAATATAATTTAGCTGATGAACAATCTTCTTTATTTAAGATGTTAATTTCTTCTATGCCTTCTGTAACATTTGATAAACAAATTTCTCATGATAAAGAAATTGATTTAAATACTGTTAATACAGTAATGGCTAAGTTATTACATGGTAAATTATTAGAGGGTGCTCCTAGTTTTGATCCTACTAACAGTATGGAAAGTATAAAATCTTTACTAGAATTTGTAATTAATAATTTTACAGGATCTGGTAAAAAAATAAAAAGTTTTGATAAAGTAGAAAAAGACACACTTTTATCAGTTTACTTATATTTTTTTAGAAATAATGATGAATTATCTACTAAAAAACCTAAAGTTATTTTAGATGAGGCATTAAGATCTGCTATACAAGTTGCATATGGAAATGATACAGAAACTGGATTTAAAACTATTCCATCATTCTATCATTTAGCTTCAAATAGCGAAGTAATTTCTGGGATGGATTACTTTAATGTCATGGTAAGTAACTTTGATAAAACCTACTTAAATGAATATACAGAGTATACTTACGATAAAGAAAGGGGTACTGTAACAGTTAATAGTCCTACAGAACGTTTAATAAACAGTTCTGAAATTCAATTTACAAATAATTTAAATAATTATATTAATCAAGAATTTGGAGAATCCTATTTAGAGAGTAAGTATAAAGACATAACCATCGAGGCTTCTGATACTGATAAACCAATAGTTCGTTTTGAATTATCAAAAGGAGTATTTGCTACTGTAAATTTAGCAAATGGTAGTATGAGTATGACTGATGGTATTAAAAAGACTGACTCTAAAGAACTTAATTTTAAAATAACAACTGAACAAGAAAATAAATTAGTAGAAATCCTAAATAAAATCTTACCTCAACTCCAATTAAGAGATGATAAAGGAAATAATTTCTACTATCCAATATTTACTCAAATATTTTCTCCTACTTTAGATGATCATACTGAAGCTATTGTGGCTTTAACTAAAGTAGCTGGATATACTGCTTATACTTCTTCTATGGTTAATACTGTAGGTAAACAAGACTTATTGAACACCAAATGGATAAAAGGATTCGGATCTGATAAATCTCCTTATATTGCAGATGATGAGGAATTTTCTATTGCTCGTATGTTTCCTGGCTATAGTGATATAGCTAAAAATATAGGTAAAGGGCTCTCTATTATTAATGGGGAGACTCATAAAGCAGTTATTAAAGTAGGTAACGTAACTGTTCCTACTATAGGTGAGGTACGTCATTTATATGCACTTCCAAAATGGAGAAACTGGCTGATGAAACAAAATGGTAATAAATTAACAGGTATGCCTATAGCTAGTAATTTATTTATGAGAAATCCAGATTTTTTAAATGGATTTAAAATCAGAAGTTTTGTGAAGTCTGGAGAAGAAGTAAAACATTCTTCAGAAATGGCTCCTTTAGAAATAGCTACTACTTTTATTATGCATGATTACATAGCAGCTGCTAATAAATATAATGAGGTATATATTCAATCTACAGTATTTGCTGATAAAAATAGTCATAATAGTGTGATAATAAGATTAAATGAAGAAGTTCAAATTCCAGGAATTACTAATAAAATTGCTTTAGGTAATGTTACAGCAACAGAATTAAAACGTGCTGCATATTTAAATAATAATACTTATTATAAAGCTATTTCTGAGAAATTAACCTCTACTTATATTCCTGTGTTACAATCTTTATTGCCTGGTGTAACAATCGATAATACATTAAAAGGAGTAAATGATGCTATGTCTAAAGTACAAGAACAAGTATTTAGAGATGCTTTTTATAAATTTTATAATGGAAAAGAATACATCATAGAAGATTTAGGTATAGAAAAGAATAAGAAAGAAGGTACTTGTGGTTTATCACCACTCCTAATTTATTATGCTGATATGTATACTGATAAGGATAAAGCTACTCCAGCTTTTACTAAAATGATGAAAGCAAATGAAATATTATTTGCACAGAGTTTAGTTAAATATAATATGAATATTGAGTATATGAATGGTAAAGGAGATATTAATCCTCTATTTATACGTAAAGGAACCTCTACTATATTTGATACTTTAAAAATTACTGATGAGAAAACTGATGAAAAAATTACTAAAGATATATTTGAGAAAAATTGGGTAGACCCAAATACTAAATATATCATCATACATAAAGGAGGACAACTAAATCCATTATTAAGGCATTACTTTTATATGGATAACTATGTTTCTGAAAACTTATCACAAGCAAGTATGGGAACTATTCATAACCATCCTTTTAAAGGAAAAACTACTGCAAAACCGGGAAGTTTCGAATTTTTTACACAAATAGAATCTGCAAAAACTGCAGCTATGTATAAAAGACAATTACAAGGAACTCCTATGAAACCACTTAATTTAAATTTAATTAATGGTGTTCGAGAGACAATGAGTTCTGTGTTTTTAACAGATATAAATAACCCAGTTTATACTAGTTTTGGTATAAACGATAAGATGACTGTAACAGATGGTTCTGCACAAGTTACTCCTCTTCAATATATTTTGCAGAATAATTCTCTATTGGAAAATTCAGTAGGACCTAATGCTAAGATGTTTAGTCTTTTTATGGATCCTAAATATAATTCTTATGGCTTAACTAAATATGCTGAATTTGGTATTACTAATGAGATGATTAGAAATTCTAAGGGATCTTCTTATGATCTTATGAATTTAATAGAAAAAAGTTATAGATACAAACCATTTGCTAGAACTGCTATTTTAGAAGATTTTAATCCAGAGACTTTTAATTATGATAAAAGAACAATACAGTATACTCCAAATATTTTAAAAGATTTTAGAGGGAATAATATATCAATTGAAACTATAGCACCTAATGGATTATTTTATGAAAAGAATAATCAAGTTTATGAAATTAAAAGTTTAACTAGAGGAATTACCATTACTCAACCTAATGGAGAAGTTATAGTAGATAAAGGAAATACTAATGATTTTCAAATACAAACACTTAATCTAACCACAGGAATACTAGAAAATCCTAAATCAGTTAAAATAAATGATTTATATGACTTATGGCAGGCATTAGGTGCAGAAAATTCTGTATCAATTGATAAAGAAGGTAAGTTTTCTGGTAGTAGAAAACCAGGTGAAACCTTACAATTCACTTCATCTGATGCCTCACATTATGCTTTAGCTGAATTTGTTAATAGAGTAGGACATAAAATGGATGCTAATCAGAAAGTTAACCTAATCAATCAATATGGTTTAAGAGACGATTCTGATCCACATACTAATGCAGTTTTCTCAAAAGAAACTGAAGCTAATTTTGTAAAATTATTTCCTGAATTTAAACTTAATAAAACTGATTTTAAAGTACATAATCAAACCAATACATGGCAACCATTAAAAGAGATGTTCATTGGAAAATATATCCATACATCTGCACAAAAATCAGGTGCCATCAACGTACATAATATAGCTGATGTATATGATCAGAAAAAACCAGTTTATCCAGTAGATATTCCAGCTATTTCTACAGGTTTACTTATGACCACAGAACATGAAGTAGAGGGCTCAGAGATTACTAAAATGACTCAAATTTATAGTGCTATAGAATTTATGGGTGATTCTCATAATGTTTCTAGTGGGGTTTATAATGCAATAGCTGATGTATTAAATATCAAATTAAAATCATTGTTTGATGCCTCAGAATTTGAAAATATAGATAAAGAAACTTTGTATAAAGAAGTTACTACCAATTTAATACGTACTTTTAATTCTAAAGACCAACAATCTATTGGTAAGTTTATAGGACAAATGGTAGAGAGAGAATTAGATGCTACTAAAGCGTTTACAGCACAAGCAAAAGAAGCTGAAGCTATCTCAGAGGATGCTACTGGTGAAACTCCTGGAGTTGCTAGTACTATGGGAATGAGTGTACTTAGAGATGGTAAAAGAATGCCTTTTAGCACATATATGTATAATTCTTTTATCTCATTAATGAGTAATTTTTTAAATAAGGAGGCTATTAAAGATAAACAATCTGGTATTGCCTCCCCTATTAAACCTTCTGGAGGAATGGTTCAAGTATATGATTCAGAAGATATTTATGGAAAAAATCATGTATTATTGAGATCTAATTATGATAAAATCAATAAAGCTGAACATATTACAGAAAAACCTATTACCATAGGTGAAGTATCTTTAAATGATTGGATTAGAGAAGATGATGGAGAAGGTAACATTAAAGAATATCAACTTGATACTCCAGAGAAATTAATAACATTAAAAAGAAAGGAAACTACTAAAACCGTTGCTCCAGAAGTACATAAAGGATTTTGGACAAGAGGACAAGTACAAAATGATCCAGAAAATATGTATTTATTTGGGGACAATACTAATGATAGAACTGTTACTAAATACATACCCACTGCTACACAAGCGGTTATTAGAGGACTTCCAAATGCAATAGGAATTGATACTAAGAAAGATAGAGGAACAGGCACTAGATCTTATTTAACTGATTCTGATTTAGACTGGTTTAAGACACATGTAAATACACAGATAAAAGCTGCATTAGCCACAGGTAAACCAATTATATTACCAGAAGATGGAATAGGAACAGGAAAAGCTATGTTAGCTTCTAAAGCTCCTAAATTATTTGCCTATTTACAAGAAGCATTACAAAATTTAACTACAACTAATAAAACAGCTAAGGGAACTATTGTTAAATTATATGGTAAACCTAGAGATTTACAACCCCCACTTCTTACTTTTAAAGTAATAGGTAAAGGAATGAAAGAAAATCCTATGTCAGTTTATGAATTAGCTGATTTTGCTATGGTATATGATTATAGAGATTTTACTCTTGGTAAGAAAGAGATAACTCCAGAATTAATAAATTTTCTAACTAAGAGATTCCCAGGAGAAAATATAAGTAAATTAATTAAAAATAGTAAACTAATAAACAATGCATTAAGAGTAAATATTCAAAGTATTTTTAATAGAATTGATACTCAACATACTGTATTAATAGACGGTAAAGAGTATCCCGTAGAAGTACTATCACGAAAATCAGGAGAAGCTCTAGGTCCAAATATTTATAGAAAAATGTTTGATTTACCAAAAGGAATTTCTGTAAGTGAAGTTACAGAAGAGTTCTTATTTAATAGAATGTATGAGAAGTCTAAACCTACCATTACAAATAAGAATTGTTATGCATATGTACAGAATCCAAATGGTGATCACATCTATATTTTTAATAAAATACCTGATGGATTTACAGAATATGAGAGTGGTAAACAAATAAAAGAGATTAATGGAAAACATTGGATTGTAGATGAAGATGGGGATCCTAGATTTATTGCTCCATCAGGTGTTATAGGAACTGCATTAATAGGAGGTAAGAGAGTAGAAGTAGTAATTACTAATGATCTAACTAGCTTACAACAAACTTTAAAAGATACTAAAAATGCTGATAGAACATTACAAGTAGGACGTATTTATAATATCAACGAAATTAATGATGATATATTAAAGGCAGATTGTGCTGAATTAGCTAAAAAAAGATTCTCCAGTTTTAGAACTACTTTAAGTTATATAGCAGCACGTATTCCTGGACAAGGATTTCAGTCTTTCACTGATTTAGATTTAGTTGATTTTATTCACACTGAAGGTAATACAGTAATGACTAATCATTTTACTTCTTGGTTAAAAGGAGAGGATTATGATATTGATAAGGGATTTTGGTTAGGATTAACTCTTAAAAACGGAGTTGTAGTGGGATGGGCAAATGAATTTGATTATAACACAGAAGAATCTTTAAGAGCTTCTATGTCTTTACCTTATCCTGATAAAAAAATTAGAATTCTAAATGAAGATACTCCAGAAGTTACTTTAACAAGAGAAGAAGTTGCTAGTTTATTTGATGAGGGAATGACTAAATTAAGAAGTGAGACCTTAGTAAAATTAGGTAATGTAAATACTTATAATTATTTAAATGAAGATTTAGATATAGATGCTGTAGAAGCTAAGATTAGTGAATATTTCCAACAAACTATTCCTCTTAATTCTATGGAAAATGCTGTTAAAAATAAAATGGCTTGGGGTATTAGAGATGCTGTAGTTAAACCTATAAATTTAAATCATACTGAATCTCCTATTGGAATGGAAGAACTTAGAGATGAAGCTACTGAAGAAAATGTAACTGTTAGTAACAATAATCCTATGAGTAAAGCAGATTTTCAATATGCAAATATGGTTGGTAAAAATGTTATCGGTATTGCAGCTGTAGCATTGAAAATTTGGAGTGCTGTTTCATTTTATGGAAATGATAAAATTAAGAATAGTGATTTTGCTTCTATAATAATGGATAAAAACCTAAAAATTAACGGAAAAAATCACTATATTGCGGGCCAAGCAAATCTTAATTTTAGTGCGAAAGCATCTACTGTAATTACAGATGAATATATTGCTGATCAAATGGATAAAAATAATATTGAGGAAAATTGCAATGGATAAAGGATGTATACATACATATAAAGGAGTTGAATATAAGAACTACCAAGATTTAAAAAATGCATTAGTAGAGGAGCAGAGTAGTTATTACTTTGCTCCTTTTATGGAAGCAGTTCTAGAAAAGTTAAAAAATAATCCTGAAATAACTGGTGCTCAAGAAATTGAAAAAGTAGTTAAAGAAATTTCAGATCAATTCATGTTAAAAGAAGATGCTGCTTTGACTTTAAGTCAGTTATTAAGTGCTGCCACTGATAATGCTAAAGAATTAATTTTAGCTAAAATCAATGCTGGCCCAGAAACTGCTGGAGTGTATGCTTATTTAACTATGTTGGGAATTCCTTTAAAAGAAATTGCCCAGATGATGAAGAGTGATCCTGTTAAATGGGTAATTGAGAATTCTCGTAAGAATATTTTTGATAAACAAACTGAATTTAATAGCATTAAAAACTCTATTAAAGAGTATATAACTGGTCCTAATGTGTATAAATATCTGGATTTTGATAGAGCTAATATATTTACCAATATTATTAGAGATAGTCTAAAAAATCCAAACTTTATAAATGCTTTACCTGCTGGTAATAGATTTAGTAATCCAGAGGTTATTAAAATACTTACTAACACAGATAAAAAGAAAGGTCCTGTAATAAAAGTGCACTCAGTGGGTGCATTATTAACACCTATAGAAATTCCTAGGATATCAGGTGGTGTTAATACTGTTGATACAGTGGATTTGAAAATTACACGAGACGACATACATGATATGTATGAGACTTTAGAAATGGGTAATTTTATAAAAGCTTCATACGAACCAATAGTTAATCAATACCAAGAAGATGGTATGGAAGATGCTTGGGAAGATTCAGAATTAAGATCTAATAAAATTCCAGTTAAAACTGAGATTGCTAGATTTATGAAGAGGATGATAGATTATTTAGAATTTGCACCTGAAGGGGATATTTCTGAATTTGCTAATATTATGGAAGATTCTAAAGAGGTTCTTATATTAGGAAGAATGCTTTCTATAAATCAAGGTATTAAAACAGACAGTTACTCTCAATATGCTTTTTTTCAAAGAGTTTCTGATTATGTAATTCAAAGAAGTAAAGAACAAATTTCTTTACAAACACAAGATAAATTAGTTGGTGAAATGAAAACTAGTTTAGAAGAAGCTAATATCAATCCAAAATTTCTTGAAGAAATTATGAAAAAATTTGACTTCATGAAATTTTTAGGAATAGGACTCTCTAAAGAGGATGCTTCTACTTATAAAGAAACTAGTAAAATATGGTACAATAAAATAAAAGCTTCTTTTAATATATTAGCTGTAGTGTCTGATACTCCACATTTTAACGCAATGCTTGGAGTTTCCTCATTAATGGAGAATATGAAAAACATTCTATCAGTTAAAGCCAAACTTGTTAATAAATTAGTCAAAGACGTATACGATAAACATATTATAGCTACAGACCCAACTGAAGAAAATATGGAATATAAAACTATAGCTGATAAAGATTATTTTAAAATAATGGATTTTGCAAATGACACTATTATATTAAAATGGATTCGTTCTTTACCGGACTCACAAAGAATTTTTACACACAATTCAAATACCTATCATAAAATAGTAGATGGAAAAATTGTAAAAATCACAGAAGAAGGTGGTAAAAGATATCCAAGACAAATAGATGTTAGTAGTGCTGAGGGACGTTTAGATTATATAGATATGATTCATGAGATGATAGCCATATTAAAAGATGGTAAATTCCTGGTAAATGGCGACTATAAAGAACACCCTTTATTAAAAAATAATGCATTCATTCATTCATTTGATATTGATAAGAAAAGAGATCCTTTAACCGGAAAGAATAATAAGTTTTATAAGCTACCTATGAATATCTTAAATGTAAATGAGGCAAATACTCATAAATTCAATAGTTATTTAATAGGATTCTCTGATTTAGCTAAAATAGAATATGGAGGAATTAACGTTCAGAATTTATTATTTCTATACAATACTTTTATTCATAGAGATAAAATAAATAGAGATTCTTTAACTAAATTATTTGAATCTTCTACTTCTGGCATCGAGCATACTATGATGGGAGATTTTATAAAGTGGGCTGGAGATTTTGATTGGAATGAATCTGAGATAAAATCTTTAACTGATTCTAAAGAATATGACTACGATATTAATGATATTATTATTAAAGGATTAGCTACTAAAATATTCTCTAAGAATTTAACCAGAAATGTGGGAAAATACACCTATTCAATTGAATTTAATGCATCTACAGGAGATACTTCTAAACAATATTATGAATGGAGTGATAGTGCAAAATCTTATGTAAAATATGATCACTTTAGTAGTGATTTAGCAATAGCTTCAAGTGCAGGATCACAAATTGGAGTACAAAGAGGAAATGCAAATGACTTTGATGCCACTTTAAGAGAGATTGCTCAAAGAGGAATAATTATAAACGATGTAAAAATAGAATGTTAATATGGCATGTACACTAACGTTCACCTTAGGTGGAATAAAATATACTATACCTGCAGAAGGTAAATTGGCTGATTATGATGGTAAAAATTTAACTGATATACTAGGATCCTTGGATTATAGTGTGCAAACTAAATTATTGAATAATATCTTAGCTTATTCTAATATTCAACCATATGAATACACTGAAAATCCTACTGTCACAAATTTAATGGCTTCAAATGATATTCCAAATATTAGTATTAGTAAATTAACTGAAAAATTAGGAGATTTAATTCTACCTGATGATTCAGATCATTTTAAATTACGTCAAGTAGTATTATCTTTATTTGATTGGCCAGGTGGTGCTAAAAATATATCTTTAGTTTCTAATAAAATTACTGATGGTTCTAGAAAAGGCCACGGTGTCTTTATTTCTCATACTAAAAGTATATATGTTCATGCAGAACCTAATGATAAAATAGAGACTTTAGAAGATCATTTTCTAGGTTCTAATAGCAAAGTTTTATTAGAAAGACTTGCTCATGAATTAACACATGGTGCATGGGATGATATGCTTACTAATAATCCAAGTATAGCTAAATTAGTAATGGATGAATTTAATTCTAAAAAAGCTGGACTTCCAGATACTTTAAAAAGTATTATTAGTAGTATTACTAAAGTTAAATCTATAGAAGGGCAAGCAAAGGAATTGTTTGCATATTATTTTAGTAACTTCGATTTACAAGGGGCTTATAAAAGCCAGGTACTTCAGGAATACTTTGAAAAGTTGGGAATTGAAGTACCTGTGGAAAAATTAGCTTCACTTTCTACTTCTAATTTTGGAAATTATCCTCCTTTATCTTCTTCTAGTTTTGGCACTGAAATGTCTTATGAAGATAAAATGAATGATTATGATTCAGTTTTATATGATTATGCAGATAATGATCCTGATTGGAGAAAAAAATATCCAGATCTAATGTCACCATTTACAGGTGATACAAACGCTGCATTACAAAAAATGGTTGCCGAAATGGATCCTACCACAGAGAACTATCAAGCAGATAAAGCTAAACAAATTTTAGCTAGATTTCATGCTAATACCTCTGAGATACAAGCATCAAAAGAATTTAAATACCAGAAGTTTGATATATCTTATGAAGAACCTATTACAATTGATGATTATAATAGAGATATTCAAATTTTAAGACTGGCTGAGAATGATTTAGTATTAGTAAGTAAAGACATATTTTTAAATCCTCAAACAAAAGAGTGGGAAGAAAGAGTAGTTAAAAAAGAAGAGAAGAAATCTTCTTATAGACCAGTGATTAGTACTTATATTAACTCAGCTAATGAGGTCATGGTGAATCTACCAGTTAAAGATGGTAGTGGTAAGACTTATTCACTTCCAGCTAGATACGTTGAAACAATACGTAAATATGCAGGGGATTTAATTGATATTCCTTATAATAAAGAAAAAGCTCAAGAGTATTCTGATTGGTTAAAAGCTAATGTTAATTCGGCATATGGAGATGATCCAGCTCCAGGAGCTATTGTTAAAGCTATAGATATAGTAGATGAAAAAACAAATAAATCATTTCAAATATCTGTGGCATCTAATTATGATTCATATGGATTTAAATTTTATAATGCAGAAGCTGCTAAAGGAATCTATGATGGAGCTGAAGTTGGTGACGTAGTTAAAGTATACATTCCTGCTAAAAAAGGAGAGAGTGCTGGTGGATATAGGGGAAGAATCTTACGTAAATTTGGTAATTCAGTAGAAGTAGTTTCTGCAAAAGGAGGAATAGCTATTGTTAAATTATCTTCTCTTAATGAAATTATTTACTTAAAGGAAAATCATGGAGATTTTCTAGCACAAGTTGAAAATATTGATAAAGCTACTATTAGCAAAGATTTAATAGATGATGGTAATAATCAATTTAGAAAATATCGCAAGATAAATTTTGTAGCTCAAAATAAAAAAGAAACAGAATGGAAAGATAAAGTAAATGATTACTTTGATATTTATTCTAAAGAAGATACTGATCTAAAAATACAACGTAGACGTAATGAAGTAAAGAAATTAAAAGCAGGTGATCTTATAAAAGTTAAGTGGTATTTTAAAGATGAAATTACAGGGGATGATAAAGAAGCTTCTCACTGGTATCCAATTGTAACGAAGACTTCTGATACTATTTATTATTACAATTCTACATCTGAAAAAGTTTCTAAAGTCAATATTTTAGATGGAAAAAACTATGAGATATATGGATTAGCTATAAATAACTCTCAATCAGCTAGATTATTTGATGAGTTTAATGCTATTCGTAAAAATATAGAAGGCTTACGTAGAGATGATACAGGAGCATTACTCTCAGATGATGCCATTAAAAATAACTTAGGAGAAGCTCTTAGAAATGCTGAACCATCTAGTTTACAGGATATTTATAATATTACTGAAATAGAAGATGTTGATGAAGTAGAAGTAGGTGAAGATAATGATCTTAAGTTAGCTGTATCTCAATCACAGAGAGGTAGTATTCTAAAAGCATATGTCTTTGATATAGATGAGGAAGGTAAAGATAAAAAAACTAAAATATACAAATGGTTTGTCGTTACAGGATTTGATGAAAATACTGGAAGACCTATTTGTGTTACTCAAACTAAAGATAAGAATGGTAAAACAGGTGTTTATAAAGAATATCCTATTGAATACCAAGACATCAAAGCTGTTGGTCATAGATTAACTGATAATTCAGAATTAGGTATTTTTGGTAATAAAACTTTAAAAGAATATCTAGATAAACTAAAGAAAACATTTTCTGGTATAAATGATCCAATTTTTATAACTCAAGAAGAGACTCCTAAATATGAGAGATCTAATAGAACGTTTAACAATGCTTTATATGGTTATCTCAAAAATGGTAAGATGGGATATGCAGTATCAGATAAATATATAGTAGAGAATTTTAAAGATAAAGCTGATTTTGAAGAATGGAAGAAAATAACTCCTGAAGCAAAATCTTTAACTTGGACTTATACTGGTCCTAAACTTTATATTTTAAGAGGTAAACAATATATGAAGAAATTATTTACTAATTACCTAGAAGTACATGATTTATTAAATTATGAACCTAATATACATGATAATGTAGGAATTGGTGATATAATAACTGAATCTTGGAAATATCAAGGAGATGACGTTAGAATGGATTCTTTAGTTATTGGAAAAACTCCTACTGGATTCTGGGTGGAAAGATTAAGTAAAAGTCCTTCTGGAGAATTTCTACCAGTTAAGAAAAAAATATATAGACATAGAGAAGGGGTGGAATATCCACAAATCTCTGATATATATATTAATAAAAAACATGATACAACTTCTACTTCTAGACAAGATGCTAAAACTAGACAAACTTCTTTATTAAAAGGTAATGAGAATTTTGAAAAAAAGATAAAAAGCCTAGAACAAGATACTAAAGACAGAAAAGCTGCTGGTATTAAGAAACAAGTTAAAGCATCTATGAATACTGATAATTTCTATAAAAGTAGAGATTCTGAAAGTAAAATTATGGAAATTGTAGATAAATTACAATCTATATATAATGTACCTATTATCACTTTAAGAACAGATGAAATAGCAGAATCTTTTGGACCTATGTTAGGAGGAGATGCTACTAAAGTAAGAGGATTTATCTATGAGGGTAAAATTTATATTAATTTAGATAATGCATCATCAGCAGAACCTCTGCATGAAATGGCACATATTATTTTAGAGAGTATAAAAGCTAATGATTACTCTTTATACCAAACCATAATAAACTCTGTTAAATCACATCCATATTACGATGATATAGCTAAGAGTTATCCTAATAGAAGTCCGGAAGATTTAGATGAAGAAGTATTTGTTACAGTTTTTGGTGAAAAATATAGAACTAAATTACATAGTACTTATAATCAATCATGGTATGATCAAAATGAAGATATTTTTACTAATATATGGAATAACATAAAAAACATGTTTGCTTCTATATTTGATAATAAATCTATCTTAGATATCCCAAATGATGAACTCTCAACGATGTCTTTAGACGAATTAATTAGTACCTTTGGAGATAATTTAACTGAAGGAAAGTTTAAACATGTTTTAAACTATGATACATCTACAGTAGAAAGAAAAATAACTAATTTAAAAACTAGTTTACTTTCAAATGACGATGAATCAGAAAGTTATCTTAGAAAAACTTGTAACACTTAATATAAAATAAATGAGCAAATGTAAATTTACCTTAACAGTAAAAGGAAATAATATAGAATTTGATACCGAAGAACAGTTAAATGCATATCTAAAAACTCAATATGACTCTCTTTCAAGAGGTCATATTGGGGGAGATGTGGAATTATCTACAGTATTAGAGGGTAAAGAAAAAACCAAATTAGAACAAACTTTAAATAAACTACAAGCTATAGCTGCTAAAACTCCTTCTATAATTACAGTAGAGTTTAATGAAAATGGAGAAAGAATAATTAAATCTAGTTATGAAGGTGTAACTAAGCGTATTAAACGTTTAGCAAAGGCTGGGACATTGCCTGTTACTTATTATGATGAGGCTAATTATATCGATAATCGCCTGATTCAAATTAGAAGTGCATTACGTAGAGGAGTTGGTCCAGAAGATTTAAAGAAAGATTATGCCAATATTATATCTAAATTTTCTAAAGGTGTAGAACAATTAAAGGGAGAAGAATCTGATACTTATGATAAGCTCACAAAAGCTCTTATAATGCCCCTTATATTAAAAGAACAAGCACAAAGAAAATTACTAGGAACATTCGGAACCAATTTACATAGAATGGCTGAGACTTACTTTGCTAATAGGTTAGAGAACTCAGATAAGTCATTCTCAATTAATAATTTTCCAGCTGGTATTACTAATTTATCTGTTGGAGGTAAAGAAAACTATTTACAATATCTAAAAGAACTTACTACATATTTAAAAAAGGAACATGGTGATGATGTAGTTTTACTCCCAGAATATAAAATATATGATGACACAACTAAACTAGTAGGTATCATTGACTTATTAGTTGTAGATAGTTCTGGTAAAGTACATGTTTATGATTTTAAAGCTTCTTATAAGGATCCATCTGATTGGCACTCTGCTAAACAAATTGAATTTAAATATCAATTAGGAATATATTCCAACATGCTTAAAAATAAAGGATTTGATGTACAAAGTATTCAAGTGCTTCCTATTACTATGTTAGATATTAATTTTGAACAAGAGACAATACCAAGATTATCTGAATATTTACCTATAGATGCATCTCCTACTGAAGATATTAAATATAATATAAATAACAGTGTTATTCCATTAACTTCAGCTTCTTTCTATGAATCCACTACTAATAGTAATGCTATTATTACTGAAAACTTAAAAAGAGCTTGGGGATATAATCTAAAATTAAAGGCTTCATTTGCTAATGTACAGTCATTTAAAAATAGTACTAGAGTAACTACTGACATAAATAAACCTGGAGTATTTACTTTCTGGGATAATATTAAAAGAAAATTTATTGATAGTACAGCAGAATCTTTAGATAAGAATATAGAAGCATATTTAAAAACAGAAGCTGAAGCTACATCTTCTGAATTAATTCGTTTTAAAGCATGGATGATAGCAAGTATTGCTGGTACAAAACAATTAATGGATTTTAAAAGAAGAACTGAAATTGGTAATATTCATATGGTGAGGGCTTTTGAAAAATACACTAAAGGAGGATGGACTTTAGTAGCAGACGACTCTGATTTGGATAATTTAGGAATGTTAATGTTTGTAAATGAATCTAATAAATCAATTGAGTTCGTATCATATACAGTTAATGCTCTTAATAAGAAAGTTAAACTCCCTATAGGTTCTACTATACTTGGTAATTTCACGTCTGATGCAAAAGGATTAGAATTACCTGATTTGTTACCTGCTACAAATGGTAACATCGAACTGCTTAAAACTTATTTTTATATCAATGAAAATGCAGAAAAATTAAAAGAATACACAGTTGGTAGAGTAATGGCATTTAATCCTATTAACTCAGAATTTGTAGTAAATAATAATGATGTTTTAAAAACGAATTTTAGTTATTTATTATCTAGATTAGAAGGAAAAAATAGTATTTTAGAAGTAAATACAACTGATAAATTATCAGCACTTCATAATCAATTTGTAGAAATTTTAACTGAATCTTCTACCTCACCTTCTGAAAAAGACTTAGTTAATAAATACTTGACTACTTTAAATGATTATCAGAATACAGGTCGTATGGAAAGTCTTAAAATTATACAAAGAGATTTACATAAGTTAATGAATACATATGGACAACATAAAGTAAATAGTTTTTTACTATTTGAAGAAAAACTTTATGGGATGATTAGTGAAGCTATTGTAGCAGAAGCTGGTCTTAGAATTTCTACCTCAGAAAAAGATATTCCTAAATATAGTGCAAATGGTACTATGTTATCAAATCCAGGAAGTATAGGATCTCGTAATTTACGTGTCTTTGTAGATGTTATTAAATTAGCTATGCATAAAATACGTAGAAGACAAACTGAATTTAAAGCCACAAATGTTGATATTTTTGATAAATATCTTACATCTAAAGGTAAAACTAATTTACGTAGAGCCACTGTGGGTGATAATATTAGAGCATATGATTCTTTATTTGAGGGAAATACTCCTAATAAAGAACTTATTTTAAAAAATCCTTATGATAGTAAATCTCCATTAAATAATGAGGAAAGAGAATTTCTTAAATACTTTTTAAAAGAGATCAATTTCAGAAGGTTTAATACTCAATCGTTAGATTCGGAAACTGCTCAAGATGCTATAAGTAGTAAAGAATGGTTTAAATTACCCTTATTAAGAGCATCAAGTTCTTCTAAAGCTTCAAATATGAGTCTTAAAGGTTTACGAGATGCTACTGCTGAGAATTGGAATAGTTTCTTAAATACTAATCATTTATTTGATGAGAAGGATGAATTAGATGTAAAATCCAGAAGTGAAGATATGTTCACAATGTTTAATGAGTTTAACTTTCATGCACATCCGGATGCTCGTATGAAACTAATTGAACAACAAAGTCCGAATGCATTTGAAACAAATTTAGAGAGAGTTCTAGATAATTTTGTATTCTCTTCTATAAGAAAAGAGGAGTATGATGATATGCTACCCATAGCTAATGCTATTAGAACTACTATTGCTTATAATGGATTTGGTGTAAATATTCCAGTCCCCAATGCTTTAGAGTTTATGGATAAATATTCTCAAGCAGCTGTATTTAATGAGAAATCAATACCACCTGAATTAAGAGGAGTATATAAAGGAATTAGTATTATTAAAGATATTACTAGTAAAATGAATTTAGGTATCAACCCTTTAAGTGGATTTGTAAATACTTTACAAGGATTATGGGGAAATGTGTCTAGAATTACTGCTGGTAAATACCCAAATATGTTCGGAAAAGATGATTATTTCTGGGCTTTGAATCACTTCTGTAAAGATTCTTCTGAATCTATGACTAAATTAACTGTTCTTGAAAACTTAAATATGATATATGGTATTAATAACATGGATATCAATATCTTATCAGAAGTTATGTCTAAGAATAATAGTGGACTTTTAAATTTTAAATCTAAGTACCTATACTGGATGGCTTATGCTCCTGATTATTTTAATCGTATGACTTTATTTATTGCTCAAATGCATAAAGATGGTTGTTTTGAAGCACATAAGATGGTTGGAAATCAAATGGTTTATGATTGGACTCTGGATAAAAGATTCTCTGAATATGCAAAGGGAAACACTTCTCACCCAGATTACAACAATCAATTCTCTTTATATATGGCTGTTTTAGCAGATTTCAATAAAGAAGGTTATAATTTAACAAAAGGACAAGCTTTACCATATGCTTATACAGGAGCTCAAAGAGAAAGTATGAAAATGTTTTCAGATAGTATTCATGGATATTATGATCATGAAAGTAAGACTCTTGCAAATAATACTATTTTAGGAGTTCTATTCTTTCAATTTAAAACCTGGATTACAGCTAAAAAAGATCAATGGGCGTTACATCCTGATACTTATGCTATCGGTGATTATGGACCTGTTATCATAGACGGAGTAAAACAATTCATTGATGCAGAAGGGAATCAAACTACAGAAGACACAGGTATGCCGCTTATGAAAATGCAAGGTTCTTTTCAAGAAGGAATACTATATTCTTTAAAAGGAATGGCTTTAGATTTTCAAGAAGCTAAATGGGATATAGGTAAATTATGGGAGATGACTAAAGAACATCCAGAAAGAATGTCTAATATGAAACTTATGCTTTTTGATTTAGGAGTAGTTATAGCCATGGCAATTACTACAGGTCTTATTGATTGGGATCAATTAAAAACAGACGACACCTACGCCTATACGATGTATAGAGCTATTATAAGATCTAGTTCTGATTTAAATGTTTTAAATAATGTAACTACTGTGTTAGATATGAAAAAATCACCTTTTATGTCTTTTAATTATATGGGAGATTTAATTTATGGAATGGGTCCTGTATTAACAGGAGATCAACAATTTTCTAAGTACTTATTTACAAATACTGGACTTTTACGACCATTTACCCCGTTACTACCAACAAAGTAAAAAAATAGCCCCTCAGAAATTTCTTTCTGAGGGGCTTTTAATTTATGCTTGTAATTCTTGTATTTGCTTTACCATATCATATAATTTAGGTTTATATGTAGAATCGGATGCATATCCTGTTTTCGCCATAATGTCTACTGCATCATATGGATCTTTTACACCAAATAATGGCTTATATCGTTTATTTTTAGCTAAAAATTCAAAGTATCCTTTAACTCCTTCCTCAGGAGTATTATAAGCTCTGAATGTTTGTTTTACTTTATAATTTCCTTTTTCTGGACTATATTCAGTGGTCATTAATTCTTGAGTTTTTCCCTTCCAAGAAGAATCTGCTTTAATACCACCTATATTATTACCAGGCATGTGTTTACCCCACCCAGTCTCAAGTGCTACTTGTGCTAATACCATATCACCTGATAGACCAATACTATTAGCAGTATCACCTATTAATTTACCAAAATGCTTCATAAATTCACGTGAACTGCCTGATAGTTTATTTACTACAGGTTCTCCTAAAGTTTCCTCTTTTTTCTCGGATGTATAATCAGATCCTAAGCCTGTCATAAAATCCATATAATCTTTTAAATATCCAGATGGATCTATTTTTGAAGATTCTCCAGGTTGTGATTTATAATCAGTAAATTTTTCTTTTTGTGTTTGATTTAATAGTTCCATTTTTTAGTTTTTGTTCAGACAAAAATACGAAAAAAAAATACCCTATACAAGACTTTCGTCTCATATAGGGTATAATTATTTTTTTAAAGCTTTTCTTATATTTTGTGAAAAGCTGGGCTTGATTATCTTACGTTTCTGTTTTCTAGTCAAAGATTGAAACTTTTCCATAGTCTCAATCATTTCTTTATATTCCTTAGAACTATTCTGCACTTTTTCCATAGTGGTGGTATCATCAAATCGAAATGAAGGATCTCTATCTAATAGTTGATAATCAGGTGATAAATTTGCTGTTGTATCTTGCATTGTTTTAATTATAATCATTAATGGTTAATTGACCTTCTTCATCTATAGTAACAGAACATTTACAGTTGACTCCACGAACACCTTCGTCTACTGCAATCTTTTCAGAAGTTCTACCATTTGCAAATACTATTTGTACAAAATAAGCACTCCATAAACCTGGGTATATTCCAGGTTCTATTATAGGAACTTTTTCTAGGCTTTTTCCGTGTATCATTTGTATATATGTGCTTTATGAGAGGCTCTTGAATAAGCAACATACTTAATCTTATTTCTCTCAGCAATGTTAATATTTTTATTGATGTTAGGCTCACTTATAAAAGTATTAGTATAAGTAGAGCCTTGTGCTTTATGACAACTTACAGCATAACCATAATCAATGTCTTTAGTCTTTTTACTCCCATATGTACAATCGCGCATTAGAGAGTGAGTTTCTTTAAAAGGAAAGTATTCATCAGAGAAACACTTTCTTCTGTTCTTACTTCTAGGAGTATAACTTAATGCTTTCTTTAAAAGATCATCATGTGTCTTTAAATAAGCAAATTCTCCTGCTAAATTAGGTTCTACTATAAATATTTCATGTACAGTAATTCCGCCAACTTCTTTTAATCCAGTAATATAACCAGGAATTCCGAAAGGACTTGTGTCCCATTTAACAGATTCTACTGTATAATCCTCTGAATTTTTAATAATAGCTCCTGTGTAATCCCTTCCAATATTTGAGTAACTCATCATTACATCTCCCACAACTAAGGGAGAAGGTTCCTCAGGAAATCTCATCTCTCGTATAATAGCATTCCATTGTCTTACAGAAGCATTAGTCCAAGTTAATAATTTTGAATATAAAGGATCTTTCTTATATTCTTCTGAACAGAATTTTAAAGCTAATTGTTCTCTAAATTCCTGTAGATTAAATATTTCTAAACCCTCTCCAATTGAATTTAAAGAAGTTTCAATAGGAACCTCTTCTAGACTCCTATTTGCATCTCGTAAGAGATCATTTAGAGTTAATAATGGATTGCCATCGTTTTGTCTCTCAATTTTAGTGAGAGAGTACCTTGGTATGTCCTCGGTAAATACTTTACTAATATTCTCTCCTATAGGTGGTATCTGATCTGGATCTCCCATGAATATTACTTTAACTCTAGCTCTTTTAGAAACTAATTTTAAGTAATCAAATAAATCATTATTTATCATAGAAGCCTCATCTATAATGAGTAATTCATATAGACTAATCTCATCTCTACCTGTTGGATCAAATTGTAAGTTATTTATATCGAAGTTCTCAACATTCAAATTAGGAGATAATCCTAATAAAGATTGTAGAGTTCTTCCCTGTTCTCCAGTAAATTTTGAAATTACTTTTAAAGCTTTATGAGTAGGAGCTGAAACAACTAAATCTAACTTAGTTGAATCAATTAATTTTTTAATACTACAGCTCTTACCTGTTCCAGCAAACCCCTCAAGAATAAACATATGTTCTTTAGAGGTAAGCCATATCTTAATTTTATCAATAGCTTCTACCTGTTGTGGATTAAGAGTTATCAAAATCCCAGATGGAAGAAGTAATTGATCATTAGATAGATTATTCGTCAGATTCACGTATACATTTAAATATTGGTAAATTGGGAGCTCCTTTTGGCGAATAATGGAAGAATTTAATAGTAGCTTTCTTGCCTATATAATCTTTAATATGCTCAAGATATTCTAGTCTCTTTGCTACAGATCCTGTAGGTTTAGCTTCAAAGTCAACTCCTTTATCAGTAATTAAATTAAATACCATATCTTCAGGACGAAGTCCTTCAGTAGCCCCTACAATCTCAAACTCATCGTCTTGCATAAGTTTTACCTTAATCATACGAGCATCTCTTCCACCTATTTTATAAGTAGCATCAGCTTCTCTCCAGATTCCTCCTTCATAACCGTCTAATACCCACTCATCATGTAATTTCATAACAGTTTCAATATCACCAGGTTCTATCCTAATGTGTTCAACTATTACTACTCTATTAGTAGTAGGTTTAATTTCTTTCAGAATCTTTAATCTTTCCTCGAAGGTTAAACCATCTGCTATAATATCATAAATCCAATACTGTAAATCATCATGTCTCTCAGGTATATATTCTCTTTTGCGAGCATGTCCAGAAATTTCATCTAAGAACTTTCCATGAACATATATTTCACCATCTAGTTGATAATCTGGATATTTATCAAAGAATTCTTTAAAACAACCATCCTTAACAATCTGGGTACAAGCGGGATCATAATCTTTTCCACCTCTGCTAACAGTCCCTATTAGCTTCTTGATCATTCGAACACCATCCAATTTACGTGAAAGATATCCTACTTTTTCATTGATCTTGCGTAAAATTCTAGTTATAATAATCTTTCTAGCATCATCTTCAGATACTTTCGAATCAATTTTACCTCTACAATCTAAAGCTAACATAGGTTTTTTATTCCCATTACTATCAGTTTTATGTTCCATGACATCAGCAATTTGATCTTTATAGCCTTTATCTCTGGCTTTATTAATTAAACTGTTGTATTCAAGTTCCATTTGTGCTTTTATACACCTTCCAGCTTTTCCTATCTTTATCTCTAAGGTAGGTTGGGGCACATCAGCTCCATCTACAAGACCAGAGGATCTTTTAATTTCATATCCAGGAAATTTATCAACAACAAGAAAAGACACATAACGTATCTTTCCTTTACTGTCAATATTATATAATTTTATGTCCATTATTTTTCTATAAATTTTCTTAATTTATCAATGGCTTTTATTCTATCGTCATAAAAACCTTCTCTAATAGCTGTATTTAACTCTGAATAAATAGAAATTAATTCATTGATGGGATAATCTATACTTGTTTTTGCAGTTATACTTGTTTTTGAAGCCACATCTTCCAAATTATATATTTCATATATCACATGTTTATCAGAACATGCCATGTCTCCACATTTATAAGAACCGTCTAATACACATCCTGAACAAGACTCCTCAGACTTCTCTAGTTTTGCTATATAAGATACTCCATCTAAGATAAAAATATCTCCAACATTATAACTGTCCATAGATTATATTACTTCTAGATATATTATATGGATTCTTTCTCTTAAATTCAGTAGCTTTATTTCTTTGTATTATTTTTGTACATACTTCAGCATTGATTTTTTCATCAAAACCAAACATTCTTAGAAGACATTGATCTACTTCAGTATAACTGGTAGCACCTAATTGATCAAGGTCACTATTAGTGATACCTAAGCCATCAGTAGGAGTTGCATCAATACAAGCTCCTAAAGCTTGAGCTTCAGCTAATTTACCTTCTAATTCCAATTGATTTACAATATATTTCGATAATCCATAGACCTCAGTTTTCCAAAGATTCTGCATCATTCCGTAATCTCCAACGTCACCATGTAAGGTCCAGAAACCTAACAGATATTCAGTATAGTTATCTGTGGAGAGAACCATGCCTTTATTAAATTGAGCTAGATTGTAAAGATAAATCATTCTCATACGAGCTTTAATGTTACCCATACGTATTTTTTTCTCAATTTCAGATTCTTTTTTAAGAGGATCAGTTATGAAAGTATTCATTGTATGAGACAGTTGCTGAAAAGGAAATCCTAAGTCCATTTCATGAAATTGAGTGCAAAACAGTTTTCCAATCCCTAAAGCACGATTAATCTCATCTTTGTGATTACTCTGAATTGGAATACTTACTCCTATTAAAGGAATGTCCAATAGATCACATACAGGTTTAGCCAGTGCAGCACATAATGCTGAGTCTATTCCTCCGGAAATCCCTATTACTAAGGATTTTAATTTGTTTTCAATTAAATATTGTTTTAACTCTTTCTGAATGTTATCATACATTTCATCGTAGTTCTCACTAATTCTTAATTGATATGTTACGTCTTGTATCATAATTTTAATTCTTTTTTGCAGTTAATAATTTCTTCTGTATTTCCAGTATTTTTACCCAAATCATCTGAGATTTTTACTGTGTGTTTTTCTCCTACTTTACTTAGTTTTATGACTATGTTCAAAGGTTTAATTCCAGTGATGTCATTAGTAAGAAAGGTACCTACTCCATAAGTCTTAAGAATAGGTGAATTTGGTCTATATGTATCAATCTTCTCAATTTTTTTCAAATCAAGACTATCACTATACATAATAGTTTTTGCTTTAGTTATTTTATTATCTTTTAGATAATTAATAACTAGATCAGTATAACTAGACGGATCTCCACTATCTTGTCTAAAACCATCTAATAGTTTAGCTTCTTTCGGATCTAAATTACCAAAAAAGTGTTGAGAAGTAAATGTATCAGTTAAAACTAAATTTAACTGTTTATCATACACTGCTTTCCAAGCAGACATGGCCTCTTTATTAGCCTCAGAATAACCAAATTTACTTCCATGGAACATTATCCATTCATGAGCAGTAGTTCCTTTAACAGGTAGATTATGAATCATCCCAAAGTACATATTACTTGTGCCTCTAATCCCACCATTCATTTTAAGAATACTAATGGCAAGAGATTGAGTTAATTTGGAAAATCTTCTTCGAGTTCCAAACTCAATAATATTATAATCTTTCTCAGAGAATACCTTTCCTTTTTTAGCAGTTTTAGTCTTAAATTCACTTAAACTGGTAGTAGGATGATTTATATTGAAATAAACTTCTGAGATAATTCCCATTAAAGGTACTTCCCATAGTATAGTCTTTTCCCAATCACCTTTAATCAAAATACTCAATTCAGTACCTAAACCAGTAATAATTACATCCGTTGGGTCAAACTTAAAATTCTTAATATATTCAAAGAATTCTTCATCAAATAAATGTGAAAACTCTTTTCTTAAATATATTTCTTCAATTTGAGTCAACCTTATGTTGGACATTAATCTTACTTGTTCACGTATTTCTGCATTCACTTCTAGAGAAAAAGCTCTTTTATCTCTATTATGAAAAGTATATTCTACATATTCTCCTGGATATTTTTTTAATACCGCATTCAACATCGTAAATTTATACAAATCATTGTCTAGGAGGCTTGTTATTATTTGTCTCATTTCATTATAAATTTATTAGTATTTACCATCTCCGGCAATTCATATCCTTTTTCTGCAGCAATCATCTTTTTATACTCTATATATCGATTATTATAAAGATCAGCTAATTCTTTTCGTATCCTAGTTAATACTTCTATTTCATGTTCTGTCCAGTATTTAGGATTATTTAGTGGATCTATTTTATATAATCTATCATCATTTTCTGGTATGTTAAGATGAAATGTATTTCTTATTAATCTAAAATACCACCAACATCTTCTCATATGTCTTTGAGGCCATCCCCTTCTTTTAGTAGGTGTCACACTTGATGCACCTGCAAGGCCAAAGCCAGAAGTACCAGTAGAGATACCAGATGAGCCAAAAACTAATGAACCAGTAGAAGTTAAATTCATAGTAGGTGTTATACTAGATTTAATATTTGTTGTACTTGACATTATCTAAGTTTAAAAAAAATAGCGAACCAGTTTCCCAGTCCGCTATTTTAGGATAAAACAACTATTTATTTTACAGAAGGTTTACCTACTTTTAGGAATAAACCTTGATTTTTTTGAATGAAATCAACTTGTTGAGCTAAAATGACATCAATCATTTCTTTTCCAAGAGCTCCTCTTGATTCACTTGATATAAGCATAATTTGCTTATTAGTTCTTAAAGCCCTTCCTTCTGCGATTAGGATGCCTTTTTTGACATCATAAACGTCGATAGGGTTAGTGATAGACAACCCAACAGAAAGCTCTTTAAGAGCTTTATTCTCGCTCCAACGGGTAATAACTTGAACAGTTTTACCTTGTACAGTATTGATACTGGTGGTTTGATTTGGTTGCTGATACTTAAAAGTATCTAATACTCCTACTAGAACAGCTTTGTGTTCTACAGCATTACTATCTGTAATGACAAATTCTTTAACGATTGTTGCACGCGTTTCTGACATAATCTTTTTTTGTTTTAAATTAAAGGGATTTGATCCCCATATTTTTGATTTAGTGCTTTATTTAATTCATTCATGAGAACTCTTGTCTCAGGATAAGTTCCGATAGCATTTATTCTACGGAATATTGTTTTCCACATAAATTTATCAGCTAGTACAAAATATTGTACTTTCATACCTAATGGTAATATTTTATGTGCTATTTGTGGTGATACTCCGGCTTTTATTAAGCTGTTGTATCTTATTTCAGCTTCTACACAAGCCTCATGATATATCAATTCTTGTAGAGAATTTTCAATCATGGTCTCTGGAGTGATGATAGAGATTTCATCTGCTTTAATAATATCTGGTACAGGTGTGGTAGTTATAAAATTACTAATGTCTCTGTGAGTTAAACAATCACTTGTGATTAATACCATAATCTCAGGAGCATCTTTAGTATATAAATCCATAATTTCAAAGGAAGGAATTACATATTTCATTCTTCGTTCGTTTTATAAGTAAATGTCTTTAAGTTAGGGCCTTTATGCCAATTATTAGTACTATCAGGTCCTTTATATAAAGTCACTTTTATTTCGTAACAGTCTTCTAGTTCATTATAAGTTAATTGTGTTTCACAATTAATCTCCTCACATTCTAGAATGGAATTTAATCCACTTTTACGATTACTAATTCTAAAACTAGTACCCTTAGGACCAGTTAATTGTCCTCTAACATACTTAACCATTTATTTTCCTCCCATCAGTGCCTGTAGAACCCATACCACCTTCTCCTCTATCTGTAACAGATATATCAGTCACTGGTTTCCATTCTACAGAACCAACTTCAGCCCAAACTAGTTGAGCTATTCTCATTCCAGGAGTAATTGTAAATGGATCCTTAGAGAGATTTACAAGAATTACCATGATTTCTCCTCTATAATCTGCATCTATCGTTCCTGGAGTATTTAAGACGGTTATACCATGTTTAATTGCAAGACCTGACTTTGGTCTCACTTGTAATTCAGAACCCATAGGAACCTCTACAAATAAACCTGTAGAAACAGCTGTTCTCTCAAGCATCCCTAAAATAATAGGTTCAGTGATATTAGCACTTACATCCATTCCAGCTGCCCATCTAGTTTCATATTTAGGCAGTGCATAATTTGATTTGTTTATTACTTTCATAATGGTTTGTCTATTAATTGTCTATATTGTATCCATCCTCTTAAATTTCCTGACCATAGATTATGGTTTCCATCTACATGTGTCCATCCATTACCTAATCCTAAGATGTTTACATTAGCTCTAGGAACTTGAGCACAATGTTCAAATGGACTCATGTGTTTATTAGCTAATAAGTTATCATGCAATTCAATATCTTTCTGATAATCTATCTTTCCATCAAAATTATTATAAGAAGTTCTTGCACAACGAGCTGTTGCTACTTTTAAATGGTATTCTTGAAGTTCAGTTTCATTTAATAATTTAGTCGCATCAATATAATTCATACTACTTTCTTTACTAAACTTATCACCAAATGGCATATGCCATTCCCCTGGTTTTAAGAACTTAGGAGTACTCTCTATCATTGCATCATACATTGCTTCAGCTAATGCTTGTATATGTATTTCTGCACCTGATGTACTTATCTTAATCCAGTCAAGATCGGCACATTTATCAAATGGAAGTGAAGGAGCAAATCCTATATCTTCTATTGATTTACGTGCCTCTTTTCTGCTTTTATACAAGGTAGTATCCATAGGATTCCCTAACCAGTACTTGGGACACCTCAACTCAAAGAATCCATCATATTCAGTGGCTGTTATCAGTACTTTATGCCATAAAAATGGTTCTAAAATACGATTACAAAGTTGTTTTGTAACATTGTTATTATGCAATCTTATAGCACTTTGTACTGCACCTTCTGCTGCATATAACCAAGTTCTTCTACAAGCATCTGTTTCCAGTTCTCCAAAGTATTCAGTTCCCTGCATACCAGAATGATCTTTCTGAAAAGCTATAGGAATGAAAGGATCCGTTTTTACAGAATCTACCATTTTTTGAAAAGGAATAGCTCTAGAAGAAGCACTATTTCTACTAAAAACTCTATGAGTCATTAGTTCCGAATGTATAAACCTTGGATAGGTTAACACATAAGTAGTAATTCTATCTCCCTTTGGGGACATAGAATCACATATTATTTCTGCGCTTATCTTATTCATTTAACCACATTTAGAAAAGCTACAAACTATACAATGAAGACATCCACCCTCATTAACCATTTTACCACCACATGAAGGACATTTTTCATCAACTATCATCTCAATAGCATACTTAGATAAAGTTCTTGTTAGAGCTTTACAAAATGCAGTTACTGATGTAGGAACTTGTTGGAGTTGGTCTATAATGAATCTTATATCAATATCTTGTCTAAGACCTAATACTGAGATCATTCTTGTTAGAGCCTGTTCTTCATCACTTCCAAAATACTTTGCAATATTTTTAATAGTAACAGATTCAGTTTCTAAGTTATAGACTTTACCAACCTTTATAAGATTTCCCTTCTTTACATTCTTACCTAAAGAAATTTCCATCTCTTTAAATGCAAATATTTCATAAGGTTTTCCATTTGGTTTTAATCCTACAACTACTAACCAATCATCTCCAGAAGCTTTCAAGTGGTGTATATCACATGGAAGTACTTTAGGTCTTTTTGCTAATACTGTTTTAGGTTCTTCTTTCTCAACTTTCTTTAATACAGCAGACATAGTACCAGCTCTATAAGTAGTTAAACCTTTAATAGTACCTGTTTTCCAAGCCTTTATATAAAGACTTTTAAAGTCTTCAAAAGGATAGTCATTTGGTAAATTAATAGTTTTACTTAAAGCTGCATCCACATAATTAGAAACTATTGTCATAATTCCTAAATGTGCATTTACATCAAGTTGTTCAGTTGTTTTAGCCCAATTTGCTTTTGGATCCCATTCTCTAATATTTTTAAGATAATGCACAGCATAATCCTCAACTAATGATTCTTTAACATAACCTCCAGTTGGAGACCACTTATAAACAATATCATTAAATGTTATTGTTTTAAATGTAGTATCTCCTTCTAAAAGAGTATTGGTCCATTTATCCTGAGTTGGTAATCCTTCTGGCAGCACATCTACACCATGTGTTCTAACATATTCTGTCATAAACACAGGTTCAAATCCTCCAGATATATTATTAGCTAAAATACCAGTATTTCCTGTTGGCTGTACTGAAGTTAAATGACTATTTCTTAAGCCATAAAGCTTAATAAGATCCATAGTCTCAGTAGTTAAAGCTCCTGCCCAAAAATCAGATTCTAAGAAATTCTCATAATTCCATAAAGGAAATGGTCCTTTTTCTTTAGCCAATAAAGCAGATGCTTGATAAATTTGATTAGTTACAAATTTAAAGTATCTCTTAACTAAGAGTTTACTTTCTTCAGATCCATACTCAACTTTTAATATCATTAAAGCTGAACCTAAACCAGTTACACCGATTCCAATTCTTCTCTTATTCTGAATTTCTGTATATTGTTCTGGAAGTGGCATAAATGTCACATCTATTACATTATCTAACAATCGGACAATTGAAGGGATATGTACTTCTAAGGCATCATAGTTCCAATCTTTCCTATCATCACTGATAAATTGAGTAGCATTAATACTACCTAATAAACAAGCTCCTCCAATTGGAAGTGGCTGTTCTCCACAAGGATTAGTAGCATTTATAGTTTCGATAACTTTTAGATTATTCATACCATTTACGGTATCAATAAACAAACAACCTGGTTCTGCTCTATTATAAGTAGAGGTCATTATTAAATTATACAATTCTCTAGCTGGTATAGTCTTATAAACTATAATTTTTCCACCTAGTTTTTGCCATCCTTCAATATCACCATCCCAAGATTTTTTATAAAGAGGTTTATCTGCCTCAATATCAGGAAATATTAATTGCCAATCTTCATCGGCAAGTACAGCTTCCATAAACTTATCTGTTAATA